GTGTAGGGCTCCCGTACATCATCTCGGTGAAACACTTTGTTATCTTTCCATAACACTATGATACTCTCATGGGACCTCTGCCAGAAGTTGAGTTTGGGAACCGTCTTATTTGTGTAATGCCACACAAGCCACCGTCGGTTTACATTTTGAGGGATACGGGCAAGAATGAGAGCTAGGATTTCACTGAATCCATATATGAACATAGTTCCATCCTTTCTCAGAACCCGAAGACATCCCTCAATCCATTCATCACACCACTGAAGATATTCATCCATGGGTTGTTTGTCACTTTTATTTCCAAAGTCCTTACCGATATTGTATGGAGGGTCAGCGATGACAATTTGCGCACTTTCGTCATTTAGAGTCCTAAGTACACTGAGGATGTCATCATTAATCACGTCCTCTCTCATAGATATCAAACAATCTCCTTAAAGTTTTAAGTCTATTTGAAATCATGGAAGAACCCGAAATCAAGGTTCATTTATGTATCATGAATCTTCAATGCATAAAACTGAATTTAACTTTCAAACCAAACTTTCACTACTTTTTGTCTAATCAAAATACTTTGAAAAAACTCGTTGATTCTGTTCAGAATAATGTAAAGGCATTTCACAAAATGTTTCGTCAACCAATCACTGGTACCATCTGGGAAGAGACCCTTTCAAATTCTTTCAATGATATTGGTTATGAAACGTCGTGGAAACCTGATAACTCTCACAAGGTTGGAGAAGATATGAGTATTATAGGAGTTCAGATGTCAAGATTATCTTGCAAGTCTGGAGTTTTCAAAAATAATCGGTCACATAATTTGGGCCCTTGTGTAGAGTTTAGTTCTTCACGAACAACGAGTTTCAAAACTTTGGAAGAAAAGTTGGAACATTTGAGTAAAAGTCATTACGATTATCATTTTATGTTGTCAAAGAAAGATAAATTTGATGGAACCTACAAACTTCTCATTATTGATGCAAATCTTTGCAATGTGAGGGATTTGGATTGGGAACCAAATAAAAATGGTAAACCTGACGACTATGTTACTAAACATGGTGGACCATTTAAAGCAACTATCACCGGCTCCATGAGTGGACAATTATGGGTGACACTACCTCTTTCGCGAGTTAGTCATATGTTTGATATACAAACCTAAGTAAAAGAAATAAATCCAAAAAAATACAAGATGGAGGAAATCCGAAAAAATCATAACAATGCCAAGAGGGATCTGATCCAATCTGTGACCCGGGATGGTGATCAGATCCTAGATGTTGGTTGTGGTTTTGGTGGTGACTTACAGAAGTGGCACAAGTGTGGTGCCAACATGAGTATGTGTGATCCGGAACCGGATGCACTTGTAGAGGCCAAGTCGCGCGCCAAGAACATGCACATGAGGGTGAACTTCTACGAGGGTGACATACATAACTGCCCAAATAGAAAGTATGACATTCTCTGTTACAACTTTTCACTCCATTACATTTTTGAAACCAAGGAAAAGTTTTTTGGGTCAATTAGAGAAATTAAAAAGAGGATGAAACCTGGTGCACGACTCATCGGAATCATCCCAGACTCCGAAAAGATCATATTTAGAACACCCCTCAAAGATGACATGGGTAATTTCTTCCTAATGAAGGACCACGGTAATGGTGGTTTTGGTGAGAAACTCTTTGTAAATCTGGTTGATACCCCTTTCTATGCCGATGGACCAAGAGCGGAGCCGGTGGCATACAAAGACCTTCTCGTGACTCATTTAGAAGAATTAGGGTTCAAATTGGAAATGTGGGAGGGTTTGACCGGCAATCCAATTTCAGAACTGTATAGTAAATTTATATTTGTATATAAGAGATGATCGCATTCATTATCCTTCTTCTTGTCAACGCGTACATACTCGCCACAACCCAAGAACCACGGGAACTCGTTGAGATCAAAGAGAAATATGAAATTCTCAGGAAGCACATCACAGACACAGAACACCCCAAATTTCATATGCTGAAGAGACGTATTCCTATTACAGGTCTAAAATCTATGAATGGAACCGTTGGATACAACACGAATAAGGGTGCTGAAATTGTTGTGTGTCTAAGTGGAACCCCAAATGAAATTTTTCATGTTCTCATCCATGAATTGGCTCACTGTACAGTTGAAGAATATTCACATTCGGAACAATACTGGGAAAACTACATAGAACTTAGGGACATCTGTGTGAATCTCGGTATTTATGAGAAGATACCAGAGAGGACTAAATTTTGTGGCCAGCACATACAGGATAAATAATCTCCACACATATCAAATGAAGACACCATTGAATGTTTTATTATTGGCAATCGGATACTGGATTGCCGTTTACGGTGTTACCCAGGTGCCAAATGTGATCAACAACTACTATCTTAACTTGGTGTGGCTCACTATAATCATCCCTAACGTGTTCCACATGATAGTTGGACGTGTTCCACAACTCGCGGTGGATCGTCAATTCTTTTTCGCGACGAGTGTGATTGCTCTGGTGCTCACGTATGTGGTAAACAGGTTGTTCAAACGAACGGCTAAGGATTTGAAGGAATATGGAACTGACAAGGGCAAGACACTTAAGACAAATGCCTTGCTCATGGCGACGTTGACCGGTGGAGCTTTAATTACCTATTATTCGGGATTAGATAAATCAATCTATTCTAATATGGGTTGGGAATCCACTTCTAATGTCTAGGGCTTCACGATGTAGTCCTTCACAAAGTAAAAGACAATCGCCGCAACTAGACCAGTAGACGCAAGACCAACCATGCTTCTACTCCCCTGCTCGTTAAGGAACTTGGGAATAGTAGTCACCAACTTGTCTTGCACAGGCTTGGACACCGCGAGGGCAGCAGCGGCACCCGCGACAAGAGCAATCATTTGGTCATCGGTAAGGTTGAGAGGGTTCTTGCTCTCTGGAGCCGCCTGCTGTTGAGGGGCGGCGTAAGCACCCTGGGGGTTGGGAGCAGCCATCTGCATACCCTGCATCTTGGGCTCATCCATCATCATTGGGGGTTCCATCATAATATCGTTAATGGGAGTAGAATCCATTGGCATCTCTTTACTTTGACTCACATTTTTTTCGGGTTGTGAAAACGCTTCACGTGTCTGAATAGAGGGAAGTGGAGAATTGTTCACGAAGTTAGTCGTTGGATTGTCACTGAGGGGTACCATTCCATCACCATTGTCAGCGAGATTGAGGGTATTTATATCGGTAGACATCTGTTATACTCATATGTTTTCTAGACATGTGAGTAACGCAGCCTGTATTAGAGAAATCATTTGTTAAAGAATTAAGTATGGATCTCTATGTTCATCAACCTATGATTACATACATTGGTAATAAACGAAAACTTGTTAACAAAATAGAAGAAGTTGTGAAAAGAATTCAACCAAAAACGTGTGCCGACGCCTTTTCTGGTTCTGGTGTTGTGTCAAGAATGTTACTGACACATGTTGATAAAATCTATGTGAATGATCTGGAGAGGTATTGTGAAGTTATATCCAATTGTTTCCTCAAAATCCCTAATTGGGCTGATCAGGATGAGATAGATACCCACATAGAAGGAATGAATAATTGTCCAGATGTATGTGGATTTATAACTGAAATGTATGCATCGGAGGAGAGGTCCTTTTATACACCTGAAAATGGTAAGAGGATTGATGGTATGCTGACATATATTGAAAAAAACGTACCAGACAATCTGAAAGATTACTGTTTAGGCCCTCTTTTGGTAAAAGCAAGTATACATACAAATACCTCTGGTGTCTTCAAGGGTTTTCATAAAGGTGGGTGGGGTGGAAAGAATGGACACGCACAAGATAGAATTACAAAGCGAATTAGTTTGGATCTTCCTGTGTGGCACGAAGTCAAAGATGTTGAAGTCCATCGTAAAGATGCATGTGATTTTTTAGAAAAAATACCGGATGTTGATCTTATATACTTAGATCCACCATATAACCAACATCCATATGGGTCAAATTATTTCATGTTGAATCTTATTTGTACCAACGAGAGACCTCAGACAGTTTCAAAAGTATCAGGTATCCCGGGAAATTGGAACAAAAGTCAGTATAATTACAAAAACAAAATCAAAGAAGCTATGAGACGTACCTTAGAACTTGCTACTCAAAAGTCTAAACATACCTTGGTGTCCTACAACAGTGAGGGTTTCCTCACATTAGGAGAATGGACTGAAATCCTTAAACCATACATCTATGAAAAAATTGAGATTGAGTACAGTTGCTACAAAGGTAGCCGCAATCTAAAGAATCGTTCTACTAAAGTAACCGAATATCTATTCGTTATTTCGTCTTCGTAATTTTAAGTTTTGTCTTCTTACTAGCATTTTTGGTGTCATCTTCTTTCTGTGTGAGATACTTGGGATTGAACATCTTTTTATGAAGTCTCCAGAGGTCTGGACTTCCAACTCTGAACCCCTTTCTCACAGTTGCTTTGTACCAAAACACACAATCGGTGATCTTATTAGACTTTACAGTATTGTCTAATACGAGACACTCATAGTTCTCTGTACAGGCATCCATGACCTTGCAAAACATATCAAATGATGGGAAAATACCAAAAAAGGATTTATAGAGTTTTTCTCGGTTTTGTATGATATTCTCTCTCAAAATAAAGACATAATCCACGTTGGCGCGTAGCGCGGGTGGCAAATCCATGACATATTGCATCGTGAGCATAAAGAAAATTTTCCAGTGTCTCCCATTCATAAAGCATTGGCGGATACATGTGTCTTTTAGGAACTTCGAATCATACATACAGTCATCTAAAAGCATAAAAGCTCCACAATTTGCCTTTCCCGCACCAACTAACTTTCTCTGTCTAGCCATTACCCTTTCTATAGCATCTCTATCGTAGTCACCATAAATAAACAGATCTGGGATAAAGTCTGAGTAGAAATGGTTACCCTCCTCTGTTCCTGAGAGTACTATACCAGCTGGGAGATGTT